GAACTGCTACCTCTCTTATAGATGTATCTATCAATTTTCTTGGATCTCGTTCTTGAGATCCTTGCGCAAATCCTGTTTCGAATGTTTGATACGGATTTGTTTGATAGGTGTACCCAATACTTGGATACCCTTGAGCTGTTTTTGTAATATCTGTAACTCTTACTGAGCCGGCAAATCTTCCTGTCCTATTTACTAGTCTAGGAGATTTCATATTGTTTGTAATAACTTTTGGTAGCTGTTGATTCATTATACCTATCATGTGAAGAGGTATCTGTGAAGCACTTTTATTTGCTTGTTTAGATTTAGCTCTTTTTCTTAACGCTAAAGTTCTAACTGGACTTTTTGCTGACTTTCTTTTTACTTCTTTTTTAACGGGAGTTTTAGCTACAGAACTTGATTTTGTACGTGTAGGTTTAGGCTCTTTTATAGAAAAGTTTCTTTTTTTCCCTTTTCCAAGATAATGTAAGAAAGCATCTTGTATATCTTCTTCTATACTATTTGAGCCTTTTAACTTTGAAAGGTCTACGTCGCCAAATGTTTTTTCAAATATCTCTGTATCTTCCCGAATAATACCAGCATATATTTCACCTATCCAAGAAGCTAATGTCCCTTTGAACTGATTTAGTTCAGTATTTTCAGCTTCAATTTGAATTGACCCTTTAATTCCGGTTAGAATAGAAACATCTTTTTTCCAAGAAACAGAAACATCTGGACCCTTTTCTGCAATTTCTTTTACATATTCTATTAAGTTTGCTTTATTTTCGTCAAAAGTTCCGGTTATTTTTTCTAGTTTATCTAGTTGTTTTACAACCTCATAAAGTGCTAAAAGTTGTTTTCGTTCTTTTTTACCTAGAAAAGGCGTTTTTTTATCTGCGTCTAGTACTAAAGCTATACTTGAACGTAATACAGAAATATTTTTATGACCAAACTGATGAGCTTCTTTTAGTTCGGGAATTAGTTTATTATAAAAGTTTTTTATTTGCCTAAAATTTGCTTTTTCTTCTATAATTCTTGTAGCTGACCTTATTTGAATACTACCCATTCCTTGGCCGGTTCTGTCAGAAATTTCTCCTAAATTTAATGTTTGTTGCGAAGCTCTAGCCTCGTCTTCTGTCATTCCAGAAACTGCTTCATTATAGGCATCGATAAATTTGTTATACCTATTATAATATTTTTCATCTAAGTCAAAGTATTGCTTAATTAAAGGGTCTCTATCAATTAACTTTCTTAATCTTTTACTCTCAACAAAACGGCGTTGCATAAATAGCTTTATATAAGCCGCTATAGTTGTTGGTTTAAGTGCCATTAAAAGTTTTTGTACATATCAAGTATTCGTTTGATATGGTCTGGAAAGCCTTTGCCTTCGCCACTGGGTGCATTTTCCATAGTCGCGCCTTGGAGCGTTCTACGACCTTTATGCTCATCTTTATAATAGTAATTAATTAAATCAATTACTGCAATTTGTAGGTCATAAGGAGTTTGTGCATAACCAGCAGTATAAGTTACTTTAACAGCCCCGGGACCTATTGGCCAATACTTATACCCTGCCCCCTGTACATATAAAACACTGTCGGTCGACGTGTCCAAATAAAAATCATCTGTTCCTAGTGCTGTATATGCTGTAGTAACTGTATCTCGAGTTTCTACCGATACAATTGTATTTACAGGACTTTCAGTTAATTGCACAAGATGAGTATTCCACTCAATATTAAAAGTTTCGACTTTATTTGTAGAATGATAGTCTACAATTGAGTTAGCACAGTAAGTTTTTACTATTTGACTTACGGAATCAATTATGCGGCTAATTTTATAATCATCCCGAGGGTTGGTTATTTGCTCCGCATCTTTGAATTGTTGTAAAGTAATTAAATTCGCCATAAGTCAAAGAGTAAAAACTTGGGGAGGCGAACCTCCCCAGTTTACAGTAGCTATTAAGCTACCAGAGTGATTGCTGCGGCCGCAACGTTGTTGGCTGCTACAGTACCAAACAAACGGTCGAAACCGAGTGATTGAGTAGCAACTACCAGACGACGCTGCTGACGTACTTCGTAATCAGTCTCTACATTTACACCACGAAGACGTGGAATTACAAAGTTAGAGGTATTGATTGCGTAAGCAATATTATTGCTAGCTGCTTCGGGATCGAAATTATCAGACATTACTACGGGCGAGCCGTAAACTGAACCGATAGCACCAACCAGCTTGGTTGCCATATCAGAACCGACATCTGTAATATCCGCGAAACCAGGATCTGCAATCAGATCATAGTAACGATCAGAAGATACAACGTAAGTTACGTCTGAAGGTGCCAAGCCATACTTACCGAGCGATGAACGCGCTGCAAGAAGAAGCGTAGAATCAAGCTTATCAGTAGTGGGCGGAGTAGCTGAAGGAGCAACAGTGCCACCTACAGATACACGCTCAGTAGCTGCACCGATCCAGTTGGCTTGAGCATTTGCCATGTCTTTAATACCATTGATACCTACACCGGAATCACCATTCAAAACCATGTTGTCTACTGCACGAGCGTGTGCACGAGCTACGTTCTCGGTCATCATGGGAAGAAGATTTACAAGAATCTCTTCATCAACGTGATTATCAAGGAACGTAGTAGAAATCAGACGGTGTGCTTGCAGGATAATTTGATTTACAGCAAAATTACCTGGAGTCGGATTGGTTTCGTTAGTTACACCAGTACCGTCACCTGCGTTAGCAGAGGAGTCTGCACCAGTATATCGAACATTCTCACCACCAGTCGAGAAGATCGCCTTGGAGGTGTCGCTCTGCAGAGGCAGAACCATGGATTGTGAGTTCATATTGAGCTCACGGAAAAGTTGAGCAAGACGATACTGGAATTGTACCTCTTTCTCAAGAGCCGTACCTACAGTTACTGCCAACAGGTTGTCAGTGTCTGCAACGGAGGTGCCGCTTGGATAAGACATACCTGCCTTTTCCAAAACTTGACGACCATACTTAGTATCCCAGCCCTTATTCGTAAATACACCCAGCATATGACCATACATAAGGTCTTTTGCATGAGCTTCAATACCGTTACCAGAAGAGCGATCAGCGAATACACGCTTAGAGTCACGCATTTTGCTGAGCTCTTCATTCTTCTCTTCAAGATCTTGCTTATGTTGAGCAAGAATCTTTTCCATATCGGCATCCTTTGCAGCCATCTTGGCTTCAAGGTCTGCCATCAAACGATCGGCGCCTGACTCGACACCAACCTTGATAGCTGCTTGTACTTCTTCTTCCTGCTGAGCTTTTTGCTCGGCGTCGAGCTTAGCTTTTTCAGCAGCTTCTTGTGCTGCTTTTTCTTCAGCAGCTTTCGTCTCGGCTTGCTTCATTGCAATAGTAGTAGCAGTTTCCTCTGCCACCTTCTTAGCAAAAGCTTCCAAGTCGATTTCGGGAGTTTTTACTTCTTCCGACATTTTGATCTCCTTGTGAGCGGTAATGCCCGCTTCGTCCGGTGTTTCACTAGCTAACGATGATTTTTCGTCCTTAGCCAGAGACTGACCGGCTAGATCTACACGATTGGTGAAAGTTTTCTTAAAATCATTATACTCTTCTTCTGAGTCAAATGATTTTGCCAGAGAAAAAGTTGCTGCTTGATTGCAAGGTACCGATACTACTGATACTTCAAACAACTCAGCATCCTTAATCTTTAGTCCGTCAGTTTCCGTTATATAATCAGCATCCTTGACTCGGAAACCAACAGAAAAAGCTCCAAGAATGCCTTCTTTGACTAGTTGCGCCACATGATCTGGCGCAGACTTAGAAATTTTTGCCTTTAGTTCAAGCCCACTATCGGTAACTTTAAGACCTGTAGCTCGACCAATAGGTTTATTGTAATCATGGTTAAAAAGAATAATAGGGTTCTTTTCAAAATTTTGGAGTCCACCTTTTGTCCAAGCTTCTGCCATAATAACATCATTTGCACGATCCTCATCATGAGTACTTGCCATACCGCAGATATGAACGCCCCCGTCATCATCTTCGTGAAGGGCTTTAAAGGTAGAAGTAAGATTAAAAATCTTATTCATCTTTCGTCTCTACTTTCTTCTTAGCAGGTTCTTTTTTCGGAGCTTCTTTTTTCGGAGCCGCCGGTGTAGGAGCTGCTTTAGGAGTCTCAATTCTAAGAGACCGAAGACAGGTTTTCCAGTTATAAAAAGACTTTTGAATAGCTCGAGGAGTTACAGGAAAATCTACAATTCCACAGTAGCTTTTATAGTCAATATCTAACGGAAGACCCCATTCCTGAAACTGTTGTGTCAACGTTGCGTTGACATCTTTACGAAGTCTACTTCGTGAAGCCATTTATCTTCTCCTTGTTCTGGTGGTCTACCACCCTCTTCTGGATTCGCTGCGCTTCCTGCTATATTTGCAGGGACTCTCAGGTCATCATAGCCTTCTACAGGCTCGAAGTTTAGTGCTGCTCTTGCTTCATTCGGAGATATAATTCCTGTGTTCACAAGAGCTTGGTAATAAGATGCTTGATCTCGTAATTCTGGTTGAAGAGCAGGAATATTACTCGCCTCTTCAATTATTTCAAATCCGAAAAATCTTTCTAATGCAAAATTAATCTTTCTTACTATTGGTAAAATAGTTTCTAGATAGTACAATCGCATATTTGGTCTCAAATTTGCATTGTTTCCAGAATCAAGAAGAATAGGAGGAATTCCTAATGCTTTTAAAATGATTTTTTCATTTTCTTCAATAGCAGTTTGAAAGTCCAGTTCTTTAAAGTTGACATTTGAAATTTCATCAATTTCAATACCGCCGTCAAGAATTAAAGGTCTGCGTCCCCCTGCATCAGGTCTATATCTTGCCGACCAAGACTGAATCATTCTTTCTTTAATTTTTTCAGAAAGAGTATTTGGAGACTTTAGTACAAGCCCGGGAACTGCCCCGTTCTTAAAGAAATTATCTTGAAAGTCTCTCATTCGTCGCATAAGTACCATAGTACGAAGTGCGGGCTTTAGTCGAGAAACTCCTCTATAAATAGAGTAAAAAGAATTATCCTTGATGTGTATAATTTCTTTTGTTGAATAGTTTACAACTTCATTATATGTAAACTTTTCAATATAAGTTGTTTCGCTTGCATGAATCGTCATCTTACTTGCAGGCAAATGATAGAGATGTGCTCCATCATAGTATATAAATATATTTCCGTCTAGTAAGTAGTCGATTAAGAGATTTCGTCGAAAAGTACTTATATCTTGAAAAAGGTTTGGCTCTTTATTTAAGAGAAGATCAATACGAGATCTTTTAATTCCTTTTATAATACTTTGGGTGCTTAACTGTTCGCCAACTTTTACATTAATTTCTGCACAGTCATCGACGAGCATATTTACGCCGCGATTAACTATTTCTAAATCTTCATAAGCCCTTTCATAGCTGAAAATATCTTCTCGGCTAGGTTCTGTCTTATGGTCGTAATAAGGCTGAGCAGGATTTAATTTTTCCTCAACGTCAACTTTTTTACCAATAATTCTATCATACCATGCCATGCTTTTCTCTTTGAATATCTACCCAGCGCATTTGTTTTGTCGCTGTACCAAGTCCAGGGTTTCTTCCGTAAACTTTATGTAACTCTCTGTGGTGAGCATGACATATAGTTACTGTATGATCGTATAACTCTGCCCAGTTTTCCTCTATGAATTCGTCTCTCCAAATGACAATATACTCATCCGTATAGTGCGCAGGTCTTTCTTGTGTTTTTTTCTTTAGCCATTGCCGAAGAAGTGGTGCCAGAGAGTAAAAGTGGTGAAAGTCTAATTCTTTTTCTGTTCCACAGATGTAACATTCATTGTCTTTTTTGTATTTTGATTTTGCTCGGTCCCTTATGTATTTCACAGGGTCTCTTTTGAGCTTTTTCATACTTTGCATTATAGCCTCTGTAACATAAATTGTCAAATACTATTTTTTGTAGGTGTTATTAAAAGCCGCTCTGACTTATTTCAAATGAATACAATGCATATCTAAGAGCGTCTGCCATATGAGAAGCTCGGTTATGTTTAGGTTTTTCTTTAGCCAGATTTGGATTTGGATCCCATTGATATTGATCTAAGCAGGATAAAGTTTCAGCGCATCGTTGATCGACAAATAATTTATCATTGTCTACTATAGCTGCTACGTGCGCGATGCCATCAAGAATAGATTTCTTTGCGTTTACTGTTGAAATATCATATTGCAAAGCGAAATCATAACGAGTTTGTTGTGCTGCGGAATCAATGTATATAAAATCAATATCCCATTTTTGCATTAATCTATTTATTTCAACGGCATGCTGTTCCGTTGTTTTTTCGGCATCTAAATATTCATCTAAAACGTAATATTGTTCCTCGTCCCAGTCATATCCTATTACGCAGAAAGCAGTAGGATCACGGTAACCGACGTCAAGACCAGCAAATACATCCATATTAGAGGTATCCAATGCCTCATTATTGGAGATACATTTCTCATGGTCAAAATTCCAAATTTGTCCTTCATAAGTATTAAAATCAGCTTCATATTCTTGTCGGAATTCTGCTTCCGACATACTTTTTCTTGCTTCAGCGATATCTAACGCGCTCATACGAGGGTTATCTCTATAGGTAGCACGAATCGAACACCACTCAGGGAACTCATTATTGAACCCTCTATCAAAAAACTCGGCAAACCAGTTGTTCCTGCCCCGTGGGGTTGAGATAAAAATAGCTTTTGAGTTATCTTTATCCAAAGTCGGTCGAAGTGCAACATTAAATGCATCGCGACCATCTGCCAACGCCGCCTCATCAAATATAATTAGATCGTAACTACGTCCGACACAGGAATCAACTTGGTTTACTGAGCCCATTCTAACGGTTGATCCGTTACTCAACTCAATCACTTTATCTTTTGCATTATCTTTTTTAACTTCTAAGTCAAAATGTTTAATGAGATTGCGTTGTAGGTCAAAAGAAATCTGAGACAGCGAATAGTTAGGAGACATTATAAGAATGTTAGAGTTAGGCACTAGCGAAACTAGCTGCCCAATTATATTTGCGATGTATGTTTTGCCTTGTCTACGACTTACTGCGGCACATACAAATCTATACTTAGGGTTATTGATCGCATTTATAATAGCTACCTGTGAAGGTAGTGGAGTTATGCCGAGTAGATCCAAGTATGGATCTACTGGTAGCTTGAGGAAGCGTGTCTCAGATTGTAAAGATAGTAGAGCATCCCCAGTAATATCCGCTCTACTTATTTGTATAGTCATTTTTGTTGCTCTATTACAGTTTCATTTTTATCTAGCCACTCTTCTTGAGTAGCTTGCCTGTAGTAAATAATAATTTCTTTTTGTTGACGAATATATCGCCGTAGTTCTTGGAGATTAAACGCCATATTTTCATAGTCTTGGGGCGTCAAACCAAAAATAACAAAGGTTCCTCCCTGCATTTTTGAAATTTTAGCAATCTGTTCTTCAAGATTTTTTTCTGTCACTACAAAAAATTCTACATCCTGCAAATCTATTTTTTTAGGGAGAGGAGGCTGATAGATTTCCAGTGTTTTATATTCTGTAATAGTTTTTATCACCGGCTCTGGGGTTGGTAGCGGGTCATTTTTCAAAAAAGAACATCCAGATAAAAATACTATTGTTAAAAAACTAGTTACTATCCGCATTTTCTACCTCTTCACTGTCTTTTTCTATGGCATCAAAAACTTTTTTTGTACCATTATTTATTCGTGGTTCTATTAGCCCGGGCTTAACTCGTGCTAACTTAGTTAAATCGTGGCGTTTAAAGATAGAAAGATAATCATCCATTTCTACTTGCATTGCTGTATTTTTTTCTGTAAGCTCGCCTACCGCCTTTAATTGTATTTCTAAGTTTTTTTCTGATTGCTCTCTGGCCGTTTTTTCAGCCTCAAACGCTATCTCTAGTTTTGAGGCCTTCTCTTTTAAAATTACAGTATTAGTTTCTAGT